TGATTGTGGCTACCGCCCTCAAGGAGTTCTTTGTAAACGGAACGCCTGTCGAAGACACCATCAATAGTTGCGATGATATTTTCCAGTTTCAGATTATCGCCAAAGCCGGGGCGAAGTACCGGGAAGCCTATCATGTGGTGGACGGTGAAAAGCAGTCCGTTCAGAAGGTGAACCGAGTGTACGCCACAGCGGACGAGAGATACGGAAAAATCTTCAAGGTGAAAGCCGAGGACGATTCCGAAGCGAAAATAGATTCTCTCCCGGAACACTGTATCATCGACAACGATAACGAGCTGTCCATTGACGAGGTAGACAGAAGTTTCTACATCGCAATGGCGAAAAAGCGAGTTGACGATTTCAAGGGTATCAAACCCGAAAAAACTAAAAAGCCAAGGAGGACAAAGAAAATGGCAACTACTACCAAGACCACAAATGTATATCAGAAGCTCCTTACTGCAAGGGCAAAGTTCCTTGAAGCGAACGTGGAGAAGACAGGAAAGAATATGCACCTGTCCTTCAAATACTTCGAGCTTGAGGACATTGTACCGACCGCTATCCGCATTTTCAATGAGGTTGGTCTTATCCCTGTGGCGAACTTCACCGCTGATGTTGCAACCATGAACATCATCAACACCGACAACCCGGAGGAATCCGTATCGTTCGTTGCTCCGTTCAATCAGATTGCTCCTATCGTGAGCAACGCTGGCAAACAGGCTACAAACGAAATGCAAGCTCTCGGTTCTTCCATCACCTATATGCGCCGTTACCTGTATATGATTGCGCTGGACATTTGCGAGAGCGATTCCATTGACGCAAATCTCGGCAATGGCGAGACTGCTTCCGCTCCGGCGGCAGAGAAGAAAGCCCCGGCTACTCCCGAGCAGAGACAGGAAGTGAAGGAGAATCTGACTGCTCCGGCTGACAATGCTTCTGCTTTACAGATTAAGGGTCTGAAAGCTGTTCTCAAGAAGCTCAAGGACGCTGACCCGAGCAAGGAGGAACTGATTGCGAACATCGCAGTACAGACCAAGGGATTCACGGAGATTTCCAAGTCCGATTGCGAAACGCTGATTCAGAAGATTACCGCAATGCTGGAAGGAGGGGCTAAATAATGGCAGACATTAAGTGGCTCGAGGGCAATCGTATTCAGATTGCCCCTCCCAAGAGAACCAAGAAAATCACAGGTACTCGCTTCGCTACTATCCTCGGTCTGAATCCGTGGAGTACCGCATTTGAAATGTGGTGTGCGATTACCAAGACCTATGAGAAGACCTTCGAGGACACTATCTACACGGTTGCTGGTAAGACCATCGAGCCGAAACAGGCTCGCTACATGGAGCAGTCCTACGGTATGGACATTGTTCGCCCTTCCGATGTGTGGGGTGAGGACTACTTCAATAAGACATGGGGAGATTTCTTCCCGGAGAGCAAACACCTCGGCGGTATGTGGGACTATCTGATGAAGGGTGAAGACGGCAAGACCATCGAAGCTGTTCTCGAAATGAAGACCACCAAACGTGCGGAGGACTGGCAGAACGATGTTCCCGAGTATTACGCATTACAGGCGGCATTATACGCTTACCTGTACGGTGTGGACGATGTGATTATGGTCGCTTCCTTCCTTGACGAGAAGGACTACAAAGACCCGGCGGCGTATCAGCCGACCGCAAGCAACACCATCACTGTTGAGTTCAAGGTCTCCGAGCGTTACCCGGACTTCGCAGACAAGGTAGCCGCCGTTGAGCAGTGGTGGGTTGATTATGTCGATACTGGTATCTCCCCGGAGTATGACGAGAAAAAGGACGCTGAAATCCTTGCGGCACTCCGCACCAACACCCTGTCTCCCGAGACTGACATTGAAGCTCTGATTGCAGAAGCCGAAGGTCTCAAGAAGGAGCTGGACGAGATTTCCGCTTCTACCGCAGACAAGGAGAAGCGTCTCAAGACCATCAATGACATTATCAAGGAACACGCTATGGGGCAGTTCCGTGATGGTGATAAGAAGGTCGAGGTCAAGGGTTCTACCTATGTGTGGACTGTCTCTCGTTCCGAGACTACCAGCGTTGATAAGGACGCTCTGAAAGCTGACGGCTTGCTGGATAAGTACAGCAAGAAATCTGAAACCTACCGTATGACGGTTAAATAAGGAGGACAAATTTATGGCAAACAGTAAGGAACTGACCGAACAGGTCATGGAACTGCATAAGAAGCAGACCGAGGAAATGAAAGCTCTCGAGGAACAGCGTGAGGAAGCTCTCAAGGTTGAGAAGTACGATGAAGCCGCTGTTGAGCTTCACAATATGTACAACAGCTATATCAAGGCTGGTTTCACCGAGGAACAGGCATGGAAGTTGACGGAAATCGTTTTCGCCAACAGTACGAAAAAAGGAATTTTTTAAGGAGGACACTACAATGGCAAGAATCCCTATGACGAGCGGTTTTGTAATTATCCCGGAGGGAGAATACGTTTTCCGCATTTATGACGCAACCTATGACGAGGATTTCGGTCGTATTGAAATCAAGCTGGTAAACGCACAGGGCGCAACCCACACCGAGCGTTTTTTTATCAAGGATAAGAATGACGAGTACAACGAAAAGGCTCTGAACGCTTTCTCCTACTTCGCTAAGACGGCTATGAATGACTACACGATGGAGGACATTGACCCGGAACAGCTTATCAATCACTACATTCGTGCAGAGGTTGTTCACACCAAAGTTCCGAGCAACAAAGACCCGAACAAGGAAGTCACTTTCGCAAACCTCGGGGACAAGTCTCCGGCAGATGGTTTCGATACCGAGCCTGTCGCTCGTGCGCTCACTCTCGGTAATGGTAATAACGCCGCTCCGAAAGCCGCACCTAAGACACAGACTGCTTCCGCTCCGGCTAAGACTGGACTGGATATTGACGCACTGTTGGGTTAAGCAATCAGCCGGGAGGGGCAAGCTCCTCTCCCGGATTTTTAATAGGAGGTGTCGCATGACAGATAATGTCAATCACCCGGTACATTATGAGACCGGGAAATTCGAGTGCATTGAGGTAATGCTCGAGACACAGGGCGTGGAAGCTGTTCTGAATTTTTGTCAGTGCAATGCTTTCAAGTATCTGTATCGTGCCAAGCGGAAGAATGGTCTCGAGGACATGAAGAAAGCCGTTTGGTATCTGAACAAATATATCGAATTGAAGGAGGGTCATAACTATGACGAAACGACAGTTGGTGAAATGGCTGGAAGCCAAACAGAGTGACGCAAAGGCAGAGGTCGAAATCCAGTACGCAACGGCTGAAAAAGCCTATTTTGCACAGAGAGACGAAGCTCTGAAAATCAATGAAACTGTGGACGAGGTGTTCCGTTTGATTTCGGAAGCTGATACGGTGGCGAACCGCTGGAAAGAAGCTCTCGAGAAGGTTGAAGGGATTGATACTACCTGTGGTTGGTACACCTCTTTGACAACGAAGCTCTCTGATTTGTCTGATAAAGAGAACATTCGTATGTACATTATGAAGGATTTCACGGACGGTACTGACGCTCTCCGTCAGTTGAAAGCAAAGCGTTCCGAAACCCTTCGTGAAATTGAGAAGAACTATATCAATGTGATTGCGAATGTGGAATCCATGAAGAACGCAAAGACGGCGGTTGAGTATCTTGAGAAGCTGGGGTTCGACCTGTCCGCTCTGATTGAAGCTGACAATCACCCTGTTACTACCGCACTCACTGTGGAGGTAGATACCAAGTTTCTGTTTATCGGAGGTGAAAAGAAATGACAATCAATGAGTATCAGACCGAAGCTCTCCGCACTGCGGCTGGCATGAACCACCCGAACAATGACGAGATTCTTCTCAACGGCGTTATGGGTCTCTGTGGTGAATCCGGCGAGTGTGTGGACATGGTTAAGAAGTACCGCTTCCAAGGTCACGAGCTGGACAAAGCTCACCTCGCAAAAGAGCTGGGCGATGTGGCGTGGTATCTCGCAGTTACCGCCCACGCTATCGGCTACGACCTCGAGACGGTGTTGCAGATGAACGTAGACAAGCTCCGCAACCGTTACCCGAATGGGTTCGAGAAAGAGCGCAGTCTTCACAGACAGGAGGGTGACGTATGACACTGGCAGAACGTATTGAGAAGTTCAATAACCTCATGGGTGACATTGTTCCCCCGGAGGTCAAGAAAGACCTGTTGGAGAAGGGATTCTTCACCGCTCCGGCAAGCACTAAGTATCACGGTAATTATGAGGGTGGTTTGTTCGACCACAGCTACATGGTAGCTCACTACCTCAAGAAGCTCACGGAGGAGTGCCGTCTTGACTGGCAGAACCCTCGCTCACCTCTGCTGGTTGGTATGTTCCACGACCTCTGTAAGATGGACAACTACCAGCACCCGGTCATTGCCGAAACTCTCGGCGGCGAGGAAATCAGAGACGATTCCAAGTGGGAATACGCTATGGACACTCTGCTCAAGGGTCACGGTGATAAGTCGGTTATGGTGCTGGCACAGTATTTCAAGCTCACCGAGGAGGAAATCATGTGTATTCGCTATCACATGGGAGCTTTCTGCGATAAGTCCGAATGGAACGATTATACACGAGCAGTGCATAAATATACAAATGTTCTGTGGACACACCAAGCCGATATGCTCGCTTCTCATGTAGAGGGGGTGTGAGGTATGGTGGCAAGAATCCCGAATTTGGAGCTTCTGCTCTATAAGGCACAACAGGCTCTCGCCCATGACCCGGACTTCGTTCAGAAGATTGCCGAGATTAAGGAGAATGATAGTCGCAAGAAAGTCTACCTCGATTTCAGTGTTGAGTGTTTCTCACAGATTTGGGGTAGCACCTGTACCGGGTTCGATGTGACCGAAGCTGGTGAGCCTGTTATGGCTGGTTCGGCTATGACCGAGGAATACACCACCATCGTATATGAGAAGACCACAGATACCTACTGTGTGTTCTTCGGAGACCGCCCTTGCTACAAGGTGGATAACCCGAGCAACGAGTTTTA